CAGTAATTGATGGAATGACATCAGTAAATGCTTCTGACTATTCAGATACTTTTTCGGTTACTCCAAGAGTAGGACCTATAAACGGTCCAACATCTGTCACAAATGATAATCAAAGCCATTTTATCAGCGTAGTTAACTGTAATTTTACGGCTAATGGCTAAAGATATAAAATTTTTAGTTGGAGATTTAGAAAAAAGTTTTCTTCAAGGTAAGGGGGCAGCAGCATCAACCATTGCTTTTTCTTTAGCAAATCGAAGTCCGATATGGACAGGAACTTTTAACAGATCATGGAAAATTCAAAAGAATACACCTGTAGCTCCTACAAAACCTAGAAGTGAAACGGGAGCAAAGGCTTTAGTCAGAACTGCTTTTACTAGAATACAAAAAAGAGAGCCAGTAATTAAAACAAAATTGTCCGAAATTTTATACATAGGAAATGAAACTAAATACGCTGGATTTGTAATAGATGAAGAGCCTAGTCCTTACGATGGAAGAATGTATCGTCAATCTTTTCAAGAAGGGTACAATACAACACCAATACCTAATCAACCTGATTGGTATGATGTATACTTATTAGGAGATTATTTATTCCAAGACCTAGAAAAAGGTTTTCAATCTGCTGGATTTGTCTCTGGTGCAACATTTACTTATGAATAAGACAATAATTA